GTCAGGTGCTCGCTCAGGATGCTCAGATCCGGGGCGGTGTAGCTGCTCAGCAGGTAATTGTAGAACAGCTCCCGCACTTTGCGGCCCGGGTTGCTGGGCTGGCCGTTGGCCTCCAGGTAAAGCACCACGTCGCCGGTGCGGATGGGCGACAAGGTGCTGGAGCCTTCGCCGACGTCCTCGGTCGTCTGAATGGAGGAGGGCGTGATATTGCCGCCCCCGCTCCCCTGGGCGCACCAGACCGCGTTCCCGGTGCCGATGAGCAGACCCACCTGGGCGGTGATGAGCCACTGGATCACATTGACCTCATCGCTGTCCAGGGTGAAGGTTATGGGTCCGTCGTCGGTTATGGTGAGCTGCGGCGAGAAGTTGTAGAAGTCGCTGACCTTGGAGCCCCACAGGGTGTCCGGCTGGTTGGCGTTCCCCGCCAGGACGAACCGCCCTCCGAAAAAGGTCCCGCAGCTGGGCCAGCCGCGGTAATCGGACCACGCTGGCTCCATCCAACTTGTGGTGGCGCTGACGGTCGTACCTACTCCCAAGGTGCCGTTGACATTGGCCCCCACCGTCCAAGGATCGATATAAATCGTGACCGTCACCGTGCTCCAGACCTGGGTTTGCTGGCCGCTCGTGCCCGGGTTGTTTTGCAGCTCCCAGGTCACGGTGCCGTCCACATAAGTATCCCCCGCGGTTAGCGGCACGATGTTTATCCCGCCGTTGGAAGCCTGGCCTGAAGGTCCTGTGGTCCCGGCCACGGTGCATTTGAGTACAGCGTAGACCGGGGCGTAACCCGATTCGGTGAAAAAGCCGTAAACTATGTCACCGACGCCGTAATTCGTGTTAGGGGTGACCACGGGTGGCTGCACGTCATAAAAGAGCCGCCAGGTTGATCCAACATGCTGCTGGTAAAAGAAAGGCGCGGTGCTTTTAGTGGGAACGGTATTGAGGGAAACCTGGGAGATTGATCCCGAGAAACCGCTCGATCCAGGCGTAAAAGAAAGAAGATTGTTTTCGCTCCCGCAGATGAGGCTTATCGCTGGCGGCGTGGTGCTGTTGAAATTGGGCGGAGCCTGGTTTGATATCTGGCTTCCGTTATCGTTGTAAGTCTGGGTGGTGTTCGACAAGCTGGCTATGAGAACATATGGAGGACCTAGAATAGCACGGTAAATGTTTATCCCGGTGACCCTGCTATTTGGGGAAGCATAAACTTCTACCGTAGTACCGCCAGTATTGGAAGGACTTGGGCCAGTTTCTCCATTTGCCGTTGTATAGGTGTAAACATATTTTAATATACCTAATCCCAGAGTCGGAGCTTGGCTAGGTGAAGAGACCGGCCCAGACGCCCCGGTCAAGGCTACCGGTGTCCCTCCCCCGAGGCTGACATAGATCGACCCGGAAATTATGTTCAGATATAGTGCTACACTGTAAGCCGCTCCCGGGATGAGGGCCCGAATTGCTTGGCTTACCGCGGTGGAACTTGAATTAGCCACTGCCTGGGCGTTGGCGAAACTCCAGCTCGCATCGTGCAGCCAGGCGAAGTCGTAACCGTCCTGGCCCTGGATCATAAAATCGCCGTTCAAGAGGATCTGCACCGGGGCTGGCTGGGCCGTCAGAGTGATGGCACCGGACTGCCCGGAAGGCGTAAGGCTGGTGGGCGTGGCGTTTTGGTCCAGGTACGGCCCGTCAGACAAAGGCAGGGGCTCGAACTGCCAATCCGTAGCGCCATATCGTTTTAGAAGAAAAGTAATATGGTCCGGGTGCGTCAGATAAATGACATCCGCGGACTCGAAATAATTGAGCTGCCAGACCTCATCGATGGAGTAGGGGCTGACTATCTCATAAGGGACGCCCCCGCTCATTACCTGCTGCTGGTTCTGATAGAAGCGGACGTAATAGTTTCCGAACTCCAGGGCCATTGCCTGGGTTTGGGAAAAAGTAAACTCCAGCAGCCGCGGTTTGGTGGTGGAGTCCTCGACTTGGGCAATGTACCGCGTCCCCGGCCGCAGGGTGATGGGTCCCTGGGTCAGGTTTATGAAGTTCTGTTGCTTGTACAGGCTGAAGCGATACTTCGGGTGGTCCACCGCCCCGGAAAGGAGCGGTGAAAACTCCCCGGCGTTCAGCGCTGTCTGGATGGGATCGTAGCTGGCCACGGCGTCACCATAGGGTCAGCCGTTGATTAGGCCAGGCCGATCTCACCCTCTGCTTCAAAGGTGATGGTGGTGGCAGCGCTGGCCACCCCGGTCAAAAAGTCGCCCGAATCCAGCCGAAGCATGCCGTACCAGTCATAAGCGCTGTTTGCCGCAATCGACAGGCTGGTTCCGAGAAACTCCGTCCCGGCCGCCGAACCGCCGGTAGCGCCCACGTATAGGCTAACCGTAGCGGCGCTGCCCGTCTTGTTCACCAGCCGGATGTGCCGGAGGATCACGTAGGGCTGCGTCTGGGTATAGCCAGTCGGGCCGCTCAGGGACGTAATGGCGGGATTCACTATATTGGCCACCGAATTGCCTAGTGCCACCGGACCGAAACGGATAATCTTGTTTGAAGCCATTTTCCTTCTCCTTGTTTATAAGTATTGATACAGACTAATCTCCCCGGTTAAAGTGCCTGCCGAGGTTGCTATGGTTATGGAAGATAATGAGGCGCTCCCTTTGTATTGGCCGCCTACGGACCACATAAAGAAATAACCCGGGTAGGTGGAAACGGTATCGCTTTTCCACAAGACGTAATTTTGATTGCTCATCCAGGCAGCGAACTCGGTGTTAATGAGCATTTCATCCCCCGCGACGATTAACTCGCTTGTGGCGCAGAGTGGGATATAGCCAAGGGATGCAGAGCCTGCAACGTCATTATCCCCGGCGCTGTCTTGAAGATGGCCGGTATAAGCATAATTATTCCCGCCGTCGTTGTTAAACTGGATATAAGGATACCCATTGCTCGTGTTTTGCAGCAGCCGGAGTATCATCTTGTAACGGGCCGACGGTGAGAGGTTGCTGAACTCGATGGAGGAGACGGCGCTGGGGTTCTGCCTGGAGATCAGCGACAACGATCCTGACGTGCCGGAGGGTCCTTGAGGGCCTTGTATGCCGGGGATTATCAGAGGTTCTTCCGGCTCCGGCGCCTCCAAGTACACCGCCGGACCGGCCGGTCCGGTCGCGCCGGTTGGTCCCTGCGCACCTGTAGGCCCGGGCAGCGGCGCCACCATAGGCACGTCCTCGGGTTCGGGGGCGTCCAGATAAATTGCCGGTCCCGCCGGTCCCGTCGGACCCGGAGCCCCCTGCGCTCCGGTCGGCCCCTGCGGCCCGGTGGGCCCCGGAATCGGTCCTATCTGGGGTTCCTCCGGATCGGCCAACTCCATGGAGATCCCCGCCTGGGGCAGCCCTTGCGCCATCACCCAGTTCAGGATGGCGCCCACCTGCGCTTTTACCGAATCCACGTAGGTTTTTACCGCCTGCTGCGTGGCGATCTGCACCGCTGAATCCGCCGCCAGGGTGGGGTCGTTGTTCAGGTAAGTCATGGGAATTGGCAGGGGCGCCGGCAGGGCATACAACGGCCAGTCGTTGGGGTCTATGTTTTCCCCATAGGCCCGGCCTCCCGCCAAACCCGTGTACCTGGCGTCGGCCCAGCCCTCCGGCTCCTGGACGTTGGCCGGTCCCGACTCTTGGGAGTCCTTGGCCTTGGCCTTGGACAATTCCACCAGGTACTCCGCCATGATCTCTTTCTTCAGCGCGGCGCTCTTGGTGAGCGGAATCGAGCCCTCGGCGGCCATGCGCAGTGCGAATACCGAAACAAATACCTCCTCGAACTGGCTCTCGCTGGTCACCTGCTGGGTGTATTTCACCGGCAGGCCCTGGGAGGTCTGGATATTGGTCATCACGTAACCGCCTTCCAGGGCATACTTGTGCCGGGGGTCCACGTCGCCGTGTTCCTGCCAGCCGCAGATGCCCCAGAAGCGCAGACAGTTCGAAGGCAGCGGATAGGCATACTTGTACCCGAAAACCGGGGTGACTGTAGGGCTGACCGTCAGGAAAGTCCGCAAGGTAGCGAAGTTCCAAGGGTAGTCGCTCAGGACTATATCCCGGATATCATCGTAGATGGCCATCATGACCGTGGCCCGCTTGGAGGTGTCCGAAACGGACTGAATCGGCTCGTCCCCCAAGCGGTACAGGGCCAGGTTGATTATGGTGAGCTGGGTGGCCATGTCCCGGCCTCCGCCTTACCAGCCTTCGACTATCAGGGTGAGCACCACGCCCGAGGCAGGAACGAATCCTCCGGCCCCCGACGCCACTTCGCTCAAAGGTCCGGCCGCGGCCGGCGCCGAGGCCACTGCCGGGCTCTCCCAGATTCGCACCATGGGACTGGCTATGGCTTTTTCACCCGGCGCTCCTCCGCTCGAGGTGGAATACGAGATTTGATAGACATAACCGTCCGCCGGGGTGTTAACGATGTAAATGGCGTCCATCACCCGGGTCAGACCGTACAGGCCGATATATCCCGGGGTGGTCGCGGGCATGGGCACGCCGCCCGAAGGGTAGTTGCTGCTGCCGTCCCCGAAGGTGAAGGTCAGGATGTTCCGGCGCCGCCGGCCCACGAAATTTAGAAACGGCGTCCCGAGCGTTCCGCCTGAAAGATTGCCCATTTTAATCTCCTTCAAGTCCGAGGCGGGCCGGAGCCCGCCCCTCAGATTAGCGTTAGTACATCAAATAACCTTCGGTGCGCAGCACAATCAATCCGGTGATCGCTCCAGCTCCGCTGACCGTGATGATGATCGGGGTGCCCCCATCGAAGGTATAGAGCAGGGAAGAAGCGCTGGCGCTCGCCGGTTCCAGGCTGGCGTTTCCGGCGCTGCTCGTGGAAGTCGATCCCAGGAACAGCGTTGCGTTCGCCGCCGTGCCGGAAAGCGTAGCCCCCACGCCCACTTCCAGGTCCGTACTGGCGCCCAGGGCCGCAAAGTACAACATGCCTCCGGTAAACACAAAATTCGCCGGAGGGGTCCAGCACTGAATGATGCTGTTCTGGGCCAGGGCTGCCGCGGTATAGGTGTCGATGCTCACCTTCTTGGCCTGGTTGTAATAGCCCCGGGGCGAGAATTGACTGGTGCTGCCAGGCACCACTTGCTGGTTGGAATAGTAAGTTGTCATGCGGTCGTCCCTCCTTTAGAGCACGTCCGCAGGCACGTTGCGGCCCGGGTCTTCATAGCACTGGAAGGCATAAACATGGGTTTCCTGCATCCTGGTGGCGCCTATGTCGATGTTCGTCCAGATCTGGGTTAAATTGTTCAAGTCCCGCCTGGGACCGATATCCACCTCGTAGTCCTCGTTCAGGCCGAGGCAGAGGCCTTCTTTGATCCAGGCGACGCAGGTCCGCATGTTAGTGCCGCTATTGAACGGCAGCTCGTTTGACATTACAGTCTCGAAGCCGAACAGGTTCTTTACCTCGCCCTGTTTGATCGCCTCCAGCGCCACCTGGTGGACGGTGGAGAGCTGTATTTCCGGCTCCATCAGCAGGTCCTCGATCCCCAGCGGGGAAAGAGCCAGCCACTTGTGCCACTGCTTGCCGCCCAGGTTGTTCAGATTGAAGGAAGTCATGGCCCGGGCCACCTTCCAGGTGGTGGCGCCCACCGTGCCGGATTCGGTGTAGGTCTGTCCCGCTGGCAGGCTCACGCTTCCAGGGGTGAGTTGGTCCGTGCTCACTGTGGCCGCAGAGCTTATGGCCGCCTGCATTAGGGTCCAGTCGATCAGGCGGTTCGCTTCCGCCAAAATCACCTGGAGATAGGTTCCCGTTGGGTCGGCGATAAACCGGCTCATGGCCGGTTTCGGCACCGGGACCGCCAGGGGGTAGGGAAAAGCCATGATCACCCGCTTGCTATGCGGGATTTCCTGGAGGTTGGTGGGAGCCACGAGAGTCTGCTGCACCATGCGCTGGGGCGCGATGCCGATATAATCGACATAAGCGATGTTCCCGGAGATGGGCTCAACCCTGACGCGGGCCCTGAACTCGGAGATCATCTGTTGGGCGACAATCCGGTAGGTGTCCGCGAACTGCCGCTTAAAAGCAGTGGTTATTTGGTCGGCCATGGTGGCGAACCTCCCAAGTTGCGTGTCAGGCCGGCTGTAGCGCCGCGCCTTGATGCGGTCTGGGTAGTCCGCCGTGTCTCCAGGCGGGCCCGGGTTTTACCAAACAGTTTACGGGCCCCTTGCGGGGTAATCCGTGGATTAAGTCATTATGGCGGGGTCCTCAAAGGGATATTCCCTAACCCGTCCCCGGCGGCGGGCCTAAACCCACCAGCGAGGGTTTGATGATCATTGAACCTCTCTGCTTTTCTTCTTTGACAAGATGTTTCACCAGGTTCTTAGCCGCCACCACCAGGTGGTCGAGAATCATGACTACGGTCATGTTCGACGGGCCTTCTATCTTATGCAGGTGTCCGGTGGCGGTGAACTCAAGGACGAACCTGTAGTTTTTCGGGATCGGCGGCGGCATCTCGCTATGCTTGGGGAACTCGTTTACCATTTATTCCTCTTCCTTACCTGTGCCGTGAATGGCACTGTATATCTCGCTCACCCGCTTCACCGTGGCCTTGTGGTCCGCGTGCATGTCGTTCAAATACGCCTCGGAGCGCATCAGACGGTTGGCCTCCTCCTGGAGGGTGCCTTTCATCGCTCCCGGCGCTCCTTTAATCAGGTCCGACTCCCGCATGGCCAACCCTATATTTGCCAGAAACCGCGCCAGGGCCGGGTGGTTCCAAACCGGATCCTTGCGGGCCAAAGATTCCGCCACGTGCGGGTCCTTGCCCCCGATGGCCTGGATCACCAGTTTGGCAGCGGCCAGCTTCTCTTCGTAAGAAGAGCCCCACTCCTTCCGCAGGTCCGCCTCGGCCTGGCCCTTGGCATCGGCTTCTGCCTTAAGCAGCGCCGCAACCATCTCCTGAGAAGTTTTCATGTAACCTTCATAGATCCCCTTGGCCTGTTTCGGCGTGAGTCCGTATTTGTGCGCCAGCGTTCGATAGGCTCCTTCCAAATCCGCAGAATAATACTGCTTCGGGAACTCGGCCGGTTTGCCCAGCTCGTACTGTTCCGGCTTCTCCGGGCGGCCGATGTCCTGGTAGTAGGCGTCCCACTCCGACTCGGTAGCGTCGTCTCCGGGCATGGCCCGTTTCCGGCCTACAACGCCTTTCGTGGCCACGAACCCTCGCGCCAGGTCCTCCACTGAGTTGAAGGTCAGCGACGGATCAGCCTTCAGATCGTCCGGCAGCCGCTCCTTCCACTTGGCCGGGTCCACCTGGGACGAAACATCCAGGTAGCCGCGGGCCAGTCCTTCCAGGTTCTCAAAGCCGCCCAGCGCGGCATTTCCAGCTATATCCTCAGGCAGTCCTTCCAGGGGCATCCTAAACTCCTTTCATTTTCAGCGGTGCGTACCCCGCCAGCTCCAGCATGTGAACTGCGACCTGCCTCTTGCCTTCCCGCCGCGCCATAGCCAGCGGGTCCTTCTCGATTATCGGGGCGTACACGTCGCACCAGCCCAGAAAATACTCGATTATTATCCGGCCGGGCGGCGACTCCAGGGCCAATCGGCAATCGTCCTGGAGTTTCTTTATGGCATCAAATTTACTTTCCGGCATGTTTAAAATATTCTACTTGTCGCAATCGTTTTTTCGCCGCCGCTTCACTCTTATATGGCCCGCCAAGATTCTTGCCGGTCTTGGATTTTACTACCCATCCCCGTTTAGTTTTTCTGATAGTCATGGCTGTTTTTCCTCATCCTCCGGGGCAATTACCGTACCGTCATCATCGCCAGAGTCGGGATACGGCGGCAAAGGAATATCAATATCTTCACCGCAATTTAAACACTTGTAAGTCATCACGCCCTTCCCGCCCCGGTCTTCAAGAGCTCTTGCAACTGCCCAATAGGCGAGCCCGCCTCCGGGGCTTTGCTCAAGTGCGGCAGCACTTTGGCCGCCTCGCCAGCCGCGGCCATAACCTGCTGGGCCTGCTGCGCCTGGGCCCTGGCCTTCCGAATCTTCGCCACCTCCTCGTCGCTCCGGATAAACTCCTGCGGCCACCCGGAGTTCTCCGCCACCTGCACCACCGCGCCCTCGATGTTCAGCCGGTCCGCGGCCTGGGGGTCTATCTGCATGACCTGCTCCAAAAACCCGGCCGTCTGGATGATTCCCTGCGAAGCCGCCGCCTTCTGCGCCTTGGCCAAGGGGGAGACGAACTCGATGCGCAGTCTGCCGCCGTAGGCCATCAGGATCATCGGCGGAGGCGGCACCAGCCCCTGTTCCCAGAGGATATTGAAGGTCCGCACGAACACCGGATTATACCGCTCCGTCATCAGGCGCCCCAAGAACGGCCCCAGCATCTGCATCTTCTCCTGGGCCAGGCGGATGAACTCCGTGGCGGTCATCTCCTTATCCATGGCCAAAAGCATCAGATCGTTGAAGAATATGGCGCTGATCTCGTTCTTGGTGCGCTCCATGTCTTCGTCGGTGTACCCCAGGTTCGCCGCCCCGGCCACCGGAAAAACCCCGATCTTATCCTGCATTGAGCCGTCGGCGTTGATGAAGTTCACCCCACCCGGGGTCAATTTGATCACCGGCCCGATGAACCCCTCGTTGGGCAGGAGCAGAGGCGGATCGAGCAGCTTCTCGCCGGCCTTCATTATGTCCAGCCGTTTTTTCTGGAGCTCCTTGACCGACGGCAGGGCCACCATCCCCGGCCCCCGTCCCATGGCGTGGCCTGGCGGGGCGTAGTAACGGGTTACTACGTAGGGAAACTCGTTGAAACCGCCCTCCCGCAGCACCTTATCGCCGTCGTACTCCACGTAGACATCGGACCAGGGCATCGCCTCCCGGGTGCGGCTGCCGGGGATGCGGTCCTCCCGGGGCTCTACGGCGTGCAGCAGCTCCACCATAGTGTCTGGTTTGTTGCCGTCCAAATACCCCCTGATCCGCTCGCTCAGATTCTCCCGCCCGAACTTCTGCTCGGCTTGCCGGGCGGTGATCCCGAACTTCCTGAACATGCGGTCGATCTGCCCGTACTGGTTCAGGGCCGGATAGCACTCGCCGATATTCAGGCTCTCATAGTAGACCTTCATCCGGGGGTGGCTGCCGATGAATATGGCGCTGGTGCCCAGAAAAGCGTCGTCTATGTAAGCCTCATGATCCGCGGTATAGAAGTTGCTCTTGTCGAACACCCGGTAAAAAAGCTTTTCCACCGCCTCCAGCCAACCCTTGACCTCATGGTCGTTTTCCAGGCCCTCCTGTTCCGTCCGCACCTTGAACCACTGTATTGCCTGGTTCGCCATCCGCGAGGCCATGCCCGCGGCGAACAACTCCCCGGCGTGGATAGCGTGGCTCAGGAATATCCAGTCCATTTTCCTGCGCCCCTGTGGTTCGGTGGAAGGCCAGAGAATATCGGGCCTAAAGGGCATCATGTACTGAATGATGTCCTGGGCGTGGCCCTCCCAAACGCTGCGGTCCGACTGCGCCTGACCGAATCGCTCTTTGAGAAGCTTTACGTCTCGGGTGCTGAAAGCCATATCATACCCCTAAAGAGCTGCGTCCCGTGGGCGATATCCCTCGCACCGCCGGCAGGTCACCGCTGAGTATGGTGGACTCTCGGCCTGCGGCCAGCGCCGCCGCCGCCCGCTCCCGGTTCAGTATGTCCGTCTCGCTCTGCTGCTGCGCCATGGCCGTCGGGTCCGGTGCCAGAAGCGGGGGCGGCGGAGGGGGCGGCGTGCTGATATGAGGCATTCCTCCAAAAAGCATGCTCATTTTATGCCCTTCATCTCAAATGGGTTGAATTCATATTCGACTTTCGGCAGTTTTCGATATCCCACACCGCGCCTAAGAAGCATATCCGCCAGGGCATAACCCAGGGCCGCCAGCGCCGGAAACTCCGCCACCGGCCGCCGCAGGTCTTCGGGCCTAACTGTCCTTATGGCCTGGGCCGTTATCTGGCCTTCCCCCAGCACCAGGAGCTTTCGGTCCTTCTGAAGGACCTCGAAAACCTGCTGAATGTGCACCTGGACCTTCTCTCCCGCCAAAGGGGCCCTGGTCAATGCTATGCGGTTGTCCGCCGGCTGCCGGTTCATGTTGTGCCTGAAAATAGCCATGCAGCCCTCTTCCGAAGTATCCCCCAGCCAGCGCTCACAGGCGTAGACATGTCTCAAATCGTACATCGCCTGCATTAGTTCCTCGATGGAGCCGCCTTCTTTTTCCGCCAGCAGGTAAAGTTTTTGCTCCTGGAAACCCACGTTTTTCTTCCCTTCTTCGGCCAGGACCACCGCGTGCCCCGGCAGCATCCCGGCAGGCCAGGCCATGCCGCCGACGATGCGCGAATAAAACCGTTGAGAGTCCAGGTCTTGGTAGACCAATTCCCGGCGGATATTGAGCAGTTTCTTGATCACGACAAATCCAGTCCGGCAAAGGGGAAATTCTTCTGCACCGGCTCCACGGCGTAGCGCACCGCATCCCAGCAATGATTGTGTTTATCCACAATCTGCGCCATTACATCTCCCGAAAGGCTGTCTGTTTTGTAGCAATACAGCCTAGCCTCATCCTGCGCGTGTTTGGCCTCCGGGTGGATCACTATTCTCTCGAAACTCCGCAGAAATGCGATGCCGTCCTCAACGCTCCCCGGTCCCTTGGCCACCGCCACCGCATTAACCCCATTCTTATTCAGGAAACTTATGGTCTCCGGCCGGGACGAGTCGCAGCGCACCACATGCCGGCCCACCAGGGAGAAATTCTCGGCCATCAAATCGATGTCCAGGCCGATACTGTAGACCAGCTCCTCGACGTACAGCACCCGGCCGTCTATCCAGCACCGCACCAGGGTGGTCGGGTCCTGGGCGAACCCGAAATCCGCCCCGTGATATGGCCCGTTCCAGTGATCCTCCGGAGCAAACCACTCTATGCTCCATTTCCCCTTGAGAACCTGCGCCTCGCTGTGTTCCCGGTACTTGCCCTCATAGACGTGGTTGTAGGCGTCCACATCCACCGCCGCCAGATAATCCTTGTATTTCCGCAAATCCTCGGTGAAATAGGGGTTGTCCCGCCAGTTCATCTCCTGGATTACGGCCTCGGGTATGGGGTTCTCGATGAACATCTGCGAGGTGGGATCTTCCTTGAGGTCAGGGTTGAACACCACCCAGATCTCGCTGCCCGCTTTCCGGATGGTGGGAATCAGGACCTCCCATGACCGCTTGCTGAACTTCTCCGCCTGCTCGATCCAGACAATATCTACGCCTTCCAGGCTCATGATGGCATGGGGATTTGTCTTCAAACCCTTGAAAATAAACTCCGAGCCGTTGAACCCGGTGATAGCGGTCTGTTGCAGGCGGTAATCCTCCATATACCCCAGGCGCTTCACCTGGTCGCAGAGCAACCAGTGCACCGATTCCTGGATGGAGTTCTGAAACTCCCGGGCGCACAATATCCTGAGCCGCTCTTTCCTGCCCTTCCATAACAGCACCCGGGCGAAGGTCCACGACTTACAAGCGTCCCGCCCTCCCCAGGCGCACTTGAACCGGCTGGGCTCCCGCAGAAACTGGAGCTTCTCCGGCACCCCCAGGTCTTCCCAGGCATCCGCCGCTATAGGCCGGGTATAATCTTCGTCGGTCCTCGGCTCCGCCAATAGCCGCTCAAGCCCCAGCCTCAAACTGAAATAAAAGTCCAGAGCTTTCGAGCCGGCCCAGGCGCCGGAGTATCCTAACCCTGCATTCCGCACTTTCCTGCCCTATTTCTTCCAGGATGATCTTCTGAATCTGGGCGATCTTCTGGGCCTCCAATATATCGGTCATCACCTTCCCCAGAAACTCCAGCTGTTTCCGCTGTTCCGCCCGGTGAGAAAGATAAAGAGCCACCACCCCCTTGTCCAGGTTGCCGTCCGCGTCCTTGAGCTGCCCTTCCAACATCTCCGCCGACTCCTTCACCTTGGCGCTGATCTCTACGAACCGCTGTCGCACATCCAAGGCGTTTGCCAGTACCTTCTCCCCCTGGCCCAGCATCAGCGCTTTGCCAGCCGCCAGGTTCAACTGCTTCAGCCTGAGGGACAAGGCCCCTTTCGTCACCCCGAACCGGACGCAGATTTCCGGCCCCGAAAGCCCCTCTTTCAAAGCCTCGGCCAGTTGCCCATCCGTAAATTTCTTCGCCCTGCCCATTCAAACTAAACTTCCTCTTCCGTTTAGCTATGGTTCAACTATTCGCAGCCTTTCCTATACCTAAACCACAATCTTTTCCGATTTTCCAGCCGATTTTTTAATGTATAGTGAACTTTCTGCTTTCCTGATAAACTTTGTTTATGATCCACGCCGTCAGGTCCAAAGATGGCGGGACTGCAACCCCGTAAGCCCATCCGATCTGGTCCGGTCGGTTCTCCCACTGCACCGGGTATTTTTCCACCGGGGCGCAGAAATATTCCTCCGGCCTTGGCCCGTAGCGCATTAGAAGAGAACCGCCGCACCGATATACATCGAAAGAGCTATCCTGCCTAATATTTCCGAAGCTTCCCATACCCCCGTTAACATCCACCCGGCCGATAAACCTGCATCTTCCACATTTCTGAGCCCACCGAGCCGTCATATCTCCGCCCTCACTCTTCTTTTCGTTTGTCTTCCCACCATGTCCCGCATCAAGGTTGCCGGATAAGCGCACCCTAGCTCCCCCTGGCTTTCGCTGCAAAGGGGACACAGCTTGTTTGCCGGATACCTTATCCAGCCTCCGCACCGCTCGCAAAGCATTCTCTTATCCACTTTTGCGCTCATCTCTGCCTCCTATTCGCTGATCTTTACGCATTCGCACCGCACCACGCCCACCTGGCCCCGGAGCCTGGCCTCGTATTGCCCGCTCCCCCGGCACCTCGGACAGTCCTTATCCGCCATCTTTCCGGCATTCTCCATGGTCATCTGCCTCTCGGCGGCCTTGAACTTCGCCGGGTCCCGCTCCCTTTCCGCCCTCGGGTTTGTTCCTCTGGCTCTAGGGTTCGTGCCAGCCGCCCTGGGGTTCAGCTTTTTAGAATTTTCAAAAGAAACCCCCATCGACGATGGGGGTAAGGGGGTATATTCTATTCTATTCTCTTCTATTGGGGGTGTTTCTACGGTAGAAACCATAGTTTTTATTGTAGAAACCTCATCTTGATTTGCTATATTTCCCTTTTCGGTCCTACCCAACGCAATAACCGTGCCAGTATCCTGTATCTGCGGCTTTCGGGGCAGCGGCCGCTTCCGATTCTGGTACACCGCCTGTAAACTATTCACCACTCCCTGCCACCATACGACTTTCTTTTCTTTCCACAACCTGCGGTCTATGTCCCCCAGGTCGCACAAAACCTCTAAAAATTCCTCGGCCATCTCCCATTCCTGCTTCAGCC